CGCGCTGGTGAACCAGAGCTGGCGGCTGGTGCTCGACGCCTGGCCGGCGGACGGGGTGGTGACGCTGCCGGTCTCGCCGCTGGTGAGCCTGACCTCGATCACCGCGTTCGACGAGGACGGCGACGACCATTTGGTGCCGCTGGCACAGTTCGAGGCGCCCACGGCGGTGACGCCTGCGCGGCTGATCTTGCCGCAGACGGTGGAGGGGATGCCGGTGCTCAGGCAGCGGTTCGGCATCGAGGTCGACTATGTGGCCGGGTTCGGGGACGCGGACGATGTGCCGTCGGACCTGAAGCGTGGCGTGCTGGCGCTTGTGGCCCACTGGTTCGAGCACCGTGACGCCGTGATGGTGGCGGGCTCGGGCGCGGTGATCCCGCCGGGGTTCTCGCAGATGATATCGCCCTACCGGCAGGTGCGGCTGTGACCCCGCTGGGTCTCGGGTCGCTGACGGACCGGGTGTCGCTGCAGAAGCGGGTGGATACGTCCGAGCTCGAAGGCGGGGTCACACACATGTTCATGACCGTGAGTTCGCTGTGGGCGCGGGTGCGGTCGTTGTCGGCGCGGCTGGCGATGGCCGGCGACGGTCGGACGGCGGAGGCGAGCCACTCGGTGGTGGTGCGGTTTCGCTCCGACGTGTCGGTGGGCGACCGGTTCGGGTACCGCGGGCGGTGGCTTGAGGTGGTGGGGGTGTCGGACATGGACGGGCGGCGGGCCTGGCTGAGCTGCACGTGCCAGGAGCGGGGGATGGCGGGATGAGTCTCTTTCCGGGGATGCCGCCTCTCACCCTCCCCCTTGCGGGGAGGGTAGCGAAGCTAGGCGAAGCCGTAGCGCAGCTGGGGAGGGGGTACGCAGGCGGCTTGAAACTGGCCGCGGTGCATACCCCCCTCCTAGCTTCGCTACGTCGCTGCGCGACTAGCTGCGCTACCTCCCCCGCAAGGGGGGCGGTGGGCGTTGTGCCATGACCCATCCAATCGTGGCTTTGCAGTCCGCTCTGGTGGCGGCGTTGAAGGCCGATGCCGGCCTCGCCGACGTTGGCGTGTTCGATGCGCCGGTGCGCGGGGCCGTGGCGCCGTACCTGGTGATTGCGCGGCATGACGTGCTGCCGCGGGACGGCGATGAGGCGCCCGGGTTCGAGCATCGGGTGGCTGTCCATTGCTGGGCGACGGACCCGAGCCGCAAGGCGGCGCTGGCGCTCGGCGAGCGGGTGGTGGCGGTGGCGGACGGGCTGACCGCGACCGGGGTGCGGGTGACGCACCGGGCGCATGAGCGCACCGATACGGCTATCGACCTCGAGACCGGACAGGCGCGGGCGGCGGTGGGGTTGCGGTTTTACAGCGAGCCGAACGGCTGAACAGCTCCTCACCCGGCCGCTTCGCGGCCACCCTCTCCCCAGGGGCGAGGGGATGACCCACCTCAGACTCGGTGCAACCAACAGGCCTTCCCTCGCGCCTCTGGGGAGAGGGATGCCCGGCAGGGCAGGGTGAGGGGCCGTCCACACATTCAAGGAGAACTCACATGGCGGCCCAGAGCGGCAAGGACATGCTGTTGAAGCTCGACCAGACGGGGTCGGGCAGTTTTGCGACGGTGGCGGGGCTGCGCACGCGGAGCCTCGCCTTCAACGCGGCGGCGATCGATGTAACGGATGCCGAGAGCGCCGGCCGGTGGCGCGAGCTGCTCGCCGGCGGCGGCATCAAGCGGGCGGCGGTGGCGGGCTCGGGGATTTTCAAGGACGCCAGTTCGGACGCGACGATCCGCTCGCTGTTCTTTGCCGGGACGATCCGCAACTGGCAGCTGATCCTGCCGGATTTCGGCACGGTGGAAGGGCCGTTCCAGATCGTGGCGCTGGAGTTTGCGGCCGATCACGCCGGCGAGGTGAGGTTCGAGCTGGCGCTCGAAAGCGCCGGGCAACTCTCCTTTGCGGCGGTGTGAGATGGCGAACGCACAGAGGGGCGAGATCGAGGCGGTGTTCGAGGGCGAGGCGCGGGTGCTGTGCCTGACGCTGGGGGCGCTGGCGGAGCTCGAGGCGAGGCTGGGGGCCGGGGACCTCGTGGGGCTGTCGGAGCGGTTCGCGTCGGGTCGGGTGACGGCGCGGGATCTGACGGCGATCATCGGGGCGGGGTTGCGCGGGGGTGGCAATGCCATCACCGACGACGACCTGGCGCGGATGGCGATCGAGGGCGGGCTGAAGGGCGCGGCGGAGATCGCGGCGCGGCTGCTGCGCGCGACCTTCGGGGCGGCGGCATGAGGGCCTTTCCGTGGGATGAGGCGATGCGCCTGGGGTTCGGGGTGCTGCGGCTGTCGTCGCGCGAGTTCTGGGGGCTGACGCCTCGCGAACTGGCGGCGGCGTTCGAGGGTGTTTCGGGCCGCGCGCGCGGCGGGGCGCCGGGGCGCGAGGCGCTCAACGAGCTGATGGCGGCGTTTCCGGACGAGGTGCGCAATGGCTGAGATGTTTCCGGAGCTGACCGACGTGTCGGTGGAACTCGAGCGGATCGGCGACCTGGCCGATGGCGTCGGCAAGGCGCTGAGCCGGGCGTTTCGCGGCGCGGTGCTGGACGGGAAATCGCTGAACGGCATGCTCGGCGAGGTGGCGCGGAGCTTTTCCGACATTGCGCTGAAGGCGGCACTGCAGCCGGTGGGGGCGCTGGTGAGTTCGGCGGTGCAGGGGCTGTTCACGGCTGCTGACCTGGCGCTTGCGGTGAAACCGTTCGCGAAGGGTGGGGTGCTGGCGGCGCCGACCTATTTCGGGTTGGGGCAGGGGCTCGGGCTGGCGGGTGAGGCCGGGGCGGAGGCGGTGCTGCCGCTGGGCGCGTGGGTCGGATGGGCGGCTCGGCGTGGCTGGTGGCGGTGGGGCGGTGAACGTGACGTTCAACGTGACGGCGACGGATGCGCGGAGCTTTGCGGCGAGTGAGGCGGAGTTGTCGGCGATGCTGCTGCGCGCCGTGAAGCGCGAGACGCGGGGGAGCTAGGAAAAAAGCCCACATCCGAAGATGTGGGCCAGTTTGCATGGAACGGTTTGTCGGTCGCGCCGACTATTTTCCCTTGCCGCGGTCGGTATCACCGCGACCCGGGTTCGGGATCGCTTCCTTCGTCGTCCTGCTGGGATTGGCCTCGCCGTAGCGGGTCGTAACAAATCGTCCACTAGTATTGGATCTGTGGCCGGTGTGCGAGTTCTTCGCCATCTAAGTCTACTCCACTGCCCCCATGCCCTATTGCGGTAGGTCAGCGAGTCGACTCGTAGCACCGAGCTTGGGAGAAGTCCAATTTCGGCTTCAGGTCGTAAACGCACTGAAGCGTGTATCGGGAAAAATTGCGCATGTCAATCATCATGTTGGACGATGAAAATAACTTCAACGAGGTGTGGAAAGGTGGCCTTTCACTCAGTTAGATTTCCGCTCGACGTGGCGCTCGGCGCTCGCGGCGGACCCGAGCGCGCTACCGACATCGCGACGCTGGCGAGCGGGCGCGAGGAGCGGAACTCGCGGTGGGCGCATGCGCGGCGGCCCTGGCCGGGAGCAACCGCATCGCGGTCGAGACGGATGCGGGCTGGGAGGTGATCGGTTTTGCCGGGGCCGAACTGGTGGCGCCCGGGACCTATCGGCTGGCGCGGCTCCTGCGCGGGCAGGGCGGTACAGCGGCAGGCGTCGCGGCGGCCGGGGCGCGGCTTGTCGTGCTCGACGAGGCGGTTGGCGGTGCTGCCGGTGGAGGCGGGGTGGGCCGGCGATACGCTTGCGGTGCGGGCTTATGCCGGGCGGCGTGACGCCGAGGGCACGGGGTTCGACGCTGAGATCGGGCTCGGGCCGCTGACGCCGTTGGCGCCGGGGCATTTGCGGGCGGAGCGTGATGGGGCGGGCGATGTGGTGCTGAGCTGGGCGCGGCGGTCGCGGGCCGATGCCGGGAGCTGGGCAGCGCTCGAGGTGGGGCTCGACTACGGGCCCGAGGCGTATCGCGTGACGATTTTCGATGGGGCGGCGCCGGTGCGGCAGATCGAGGTTGCCTCGCCCGCCGCGAACTACCCCGCGTCCGCGCAGATCGCCGATTTCGGCACCCTGCCGGCGGCGTTCGATTTCACCGTGAGCCAGCTCGGCCCCGAGTTCGGGCCGGGGGCGGCGGCGACGGGGGCATTCGGTGGGTAAGACGGTTTTCGATGGGCTCGGGGCGCGGCTTCAGGAGGCGCGCACCCGGTTCCTGGTCAGCATCATCACAAGCAACCTGAGGAGTTTTCTGATGAACCTTGGTATTCTCGACGGCTTCAAGACCTACATCGTCGCCTTGGCCATGGTGCTGGCCGCCCTCGGTCAGCTGGTCGGCGTCGACATCCCCAGCTTCGACGGCCACGCCGCCGGGCAGTTGCTGATGGTGGGTTTTGCCATCATGTTCTTGAGGAAGGGCATGAAAGCGCAGTAAAAATCGACGCTACGATATTGACGTTCGTTCGCCTGTTACATCCTCATGTCACTTGTGATTTTGGCGCGATCTGGTGGGACGAATGAACTTGGGAGTTGGCAAGCTTTGGGCAGCGTTGCTTTGTGTAACGCTGCTCCTGCCGGGGACGCCGGCACTCGCGCAGGCCAAGCCGCAGTTGCCGGCACCATTGATCGAGGCCCCGAAGGCGGTCGACTTCATCTCTGCATGCGATCTAGCGGTCGGCAAAATTTTGGCCGGTGACTACGACCCGGCGTACGAAGACCTCACCGCGTTGACGGCAGATGTGTCATTTGCCGATGCGCCACCGGAGATTCGCTACGGCTCGCTGGTCACGCTCGGCATTCTGGAGGCTAACTTGGGCTCTCCTGAGAAAGCGGTCGAGCTGGTTCTTAGTGGTGGGGAGGTAACTCCGGAGCTGCGGGATGCCTGGTACTGGGAAACCTTTGCGCAGATCGCGGGACTGGCGCGTGACGACAATGCGCTTGTCGCTGCGGCGACCGCCCTGGCGATCGACTACCCGGACGTCTTGAAGAGTTGGGACACAGCTCGTTTCTTCGGCGTGCTGAACATCGCTCGGTCATTGGACGACGAGCCGGCACGGAT